TCCGACCGATGGGGGGTTCGCCGACCCATTGAAATCGGCATATTCCGACGCGTTGAAACGCGCCGCGGTTAAATTTGGGATCGGTCGCCATTTATACGAAATGGAAATGAAATGGCTACCGTTCGACGGGCTCCGGATCATAACCGCAACCCAAACCGCAACCCAAACCGCAACCCAAACCGCAACCCAAACCGCAACCCAAACCGCGCCGACGAACAAAAACGGTTCGGCTAAATTAATGTCGGCCGAATCATTCGTCAAATATTGCCGCGATAAATTGGGTTATACGTCATTGAACGCGGTTCGCGAAACGTTGAAAACGATGGGGGTCGATCGAATCCCGTCGGATTCCAACGGCCGAAAACGCGCGTTCGACGCGTTGGATATATACCAGACGACGATCGCCGACGGGGGTTCTATTGAATCCGCGTTGACCGCGGTCGCCGATCAAATCGCATCGTATGATTACGACGATCCCGGTTTCAATTCTGAATCAATCGATGGCGACCCGGAACCAAACGACGGAGAAACCGCGCCGTTGTTCCCCGATGATCCCGGCGTCGATCATTACGACGGGGGTTAATTATGGATTTAATCGGATTATCAATCGTGATCGACGGCGAATCAAAATTCGTCGGGAAAGTAGGAACCGTTTCGGGGTTTCCCATTCCCGAAATTTTCCACGGTCGCCGGATTCTATATCGTGAAGCCCCATATGTTGACGCGTATTCGTTCGCGACCGATTCAATTGGGGTCGACGTCGCGGTCGCCGATTATGCCGCGTTGGAAATGGATGCCGATTTTATGGTAAATTGGCTGACCGACGTCGAATATTTAATCGCCGCGAAAATGTACGATATACGCGCCGCGCCGAAATTGAACCTCGGCGCGCGTTTACAATATCGGTTAAACCGCGATAAATGGCGACGGTTTCAGAACGTCGGAAAGTTCGAAATGGGTTATACGCGCGTCGTCGTCAACGTCGACGAAATGATCGCGGTTCCCCCGATTCAACCCGCCGAAATAACCGGGTTCGACGAATTGACCGGCCAAATCGGGTTCAAGTGGTAAACCGTGAAATTTCGCGGAATTAACAACGGAGAAACAACGATGACAAACGGAATCAAAAACGACGACCCGTTACAATATGCGATCGATATGATCCAACAATCGGCGAACGAACGCGCCAAAATTCGCGCCGAACGCGACGAATACAAAAAAATGTATCAAGAACTCCGCGGGATTATGTCGTCAACGTCAAAAATTTGTCGGCGATACGGTTACGACGGGTCGATCCCGTTGGATAATTGGTTGTCGAATATTTTAGAATCAACCCGAAAAACCGATGTCGACGTTTCGATCGTCGCCGAAAAATTGCGATTAGCATTGTTGACGGTCGACCAAAAATTCGGGGATATTATTCGAGATTTGGATCGATGATCGAAATCAAAATCGCAATCGACGACCCGTTCGACGTTTGGTCGTTGTTTAATCTGGCGTTGACCCGACATTCGGTTTTGGTTCAACGCGCGAAACGCGCCGCGACCGACGCCGATCGCCAGATAATCAACGCCGAAGCGGATCGTTGGTTGAAAATTGTTAATCAAATTCGAACATATTATAACGCGTTGGAATCCGGCAACGACCCCGAAACCCCGCCGGGTTCCGGCGCGACCATATGAGAGGTCAACATGGGTCAATATCCATATTTCAAAATCCGGCGCGACGACCCGGAAATCGCCGCGGTTCAAATCATCGACCGCGTTAAACGCCACGATTTGACCGGCGAATGGTTTAATATGTTTTTGGCTGAATTGTTGGAATACGCGCCAGAATTACAACGGTTCGTATCGCGTCGGCCGACGACCGATCCCAATATGGGAACGTTGAAATTGGGGGGGGAACCCATCCATAAATCCCCGCGATTTATGGGGATAATCGGCCACGCTGAACCCGTCATAATCCCCGCCGACAAAACCGACGGGAAATAATCAAATTCGCGTTTTAACGCGTTTTAGTGGGGTCGTTGGGTTTCGATGCGGGTTCGACCGGTTCGACGCGAATTCCGGCGATTTTCGCGGGTTTCCGGTCAATTTGACGGGGGTTGTCAATTCCAATCGATCGACCAATCGAACCATAACGAATACGACCAATGCGGAACCCCGGCCGATAAATCGACCATTAAATCGAAAACGACGACCCGCCGGTCGAAATATGTCGACCAACGTTCCCCGATCGCCGATCCCGTATCAATACAACGAAACGACCCGATTCCCGGAAACGTGACCGTTGAACCCAATAACCGCGGATCACAAGCCGCGACCGTTCCATATAAATTTGGCGCGATTTTGGTTCCGTCGGCCGTGACCGAACAATCGTCGTCGCAATTAACCCCGGCGAGCGACGGGTCATAAACCGAAACGATCGCCGGTAAATCGAACCAATCGACCGGCGATGGGGGTTCGGGTTCGCATGACAACCCGATGATTAAACAGAGAAAAAACGACAAGGGGATCATAATGGGGGGGAACGGGGTTCGGGTTCGAATCAATGACGCGAACGGCGACGGGTTGACGTCATAAACCCGAACCCCATAACGGAAAAACGTAATTCCATTATAACGACCGTTAATTGGAAATCAAGTAGGGTCAACGACAACAATCGAACCGATTTCAAAATCAACGACCCGATGGGCTAATGGGTTGACGTCATATTCGGCGATCCCGTAAACCGTATAATTAGACGGGGGAAGCGTCGCCGGAACGGTTGACGAAACATTGTAAATATAACAACCCGGTTCAACATGGAACGGAAACGTCGGCGGTTCGATAAATAACAAATCGTCGATCCATGTTAATGATACGGATGCCGCGGAATTGGTTTGTTTACAAAAATCCATTGTAATAACAAACGATTCGCCGGGGGTTAAAATCGTTTTGTTAGGAACCGCGGTTTTGATTACGATGGGGGGGTTGTCATCCCATATCAACCAATACAAACCAATGATCACGACGACCAAAACGATCGCGAATATAATCATTAATGCCAATCGAACCCAATCGATCCGCGGATTATGAACCGTTTCGATCGTTCTGTTCATTTCCCGAAAAGCGTATTCAGCCATGCTAGAACCGTCCCAACGTTTACAGTCGCCAATGTTCCGGCGACCCATTTCGCGCGCGAATATGCCATTTGTAATTCGTCGACAATCAAACGCAACGGCCGAACCCCTAAATTTGGGTCGCCCATCACGATAACCGAAATCGTTCGTAACACCTGGATCATTTCCGTAATTGACAGATAACCAGATGCGACCAATTCCCGGTCGACCGAATCGTTCCGCTCTCGAACGATTGACAATTCCGATTCCAACATTTCAACCCGCGTCGTTAAACCATCGATTTGTTTTTTTAAATTCATAATGGTTTCGGCGTTAAATTCGGCCATGATTCAAAATCAATAACGATTAACGCCGGGTCGACGCGAAAGCGATAACCGATTAATTAACCGGCATTAATCCCCATTTATTTTTTTCAAAATGTCGGAAACGTAATTCGCCCCTCGCGATACAATGACGCCGGTCAACGCCGCGCCGACAAATTGAATTTCTGTTTCCAATCCGACCGAACGAAACAAATCGATGTCATACGCGATCGCGACCGCGACCCCGACGACCAACGCGATCCAATATCGCCAGTCCTTGTATAATTCTTTAGCGTTTTTGATCACGTTGATCACGGCTTCGACCAGAACGGCCGCCAACATGATCCCAATTAACGCGCCGAATGATTCCATAATGAACCCCTTTTGTTATGCGACGAATGACAGATTTCGAACGTAATAATCGAATTCCCCGTTCAACTCTTGACCCGAACCATAATCCGCTTTAACCGTTACCCGGCGACGTTCCCGTTCCAATGTCGAATCAATAATCGCATTATCGGCCGACATTAAAATAATGTCGATTTGACCCGCCGGAGTTAATCCCGTCGCGCCGCGAATTTCGGTCAACGTCGCGACATCGTGGATTTCATATGTAACCGTATTCGGGATTTCCTGGGCATCGTCGAAATCCAACAGCGTGATTCGCAATCGCGCCGCGGTTTTTTCGTCAACGATCGGCAAATTCGCCATTTATCCCCCGGCCGCCAATTGAACCAATGCCGCGCGTTCGTCATCTGACATTTTGGCGAATCGTTTTTCCGCTTTAATTTTGACCAATAACGCCGTTTTTTCCGATTCCAATTTGGCTAATTCGGATTTTTTCGCGTCAATCGCGGCGACCAACGCGTCGAATTCATTTTGATTTGACATATTTCACCCCTGTTTTCTCTGTTAATCCGCGATATTAACCGGTATTAATCCAACGATAACGCGACATTTGTTGTCGGAAACTGAACCGTATCGCCAGAATTAACGGTTCGCGGTTCGACCTGATACGCGATTACGTTTCCGTCGGTCGTAAAATTGACCGCGCCGCCGCCTTGGGTCAATGATAATTGAAACGTATCGGTCGTCGCGGTTACAACATGATAGATCGTCGTTTCTGACAATCCCGTTGGTAACGTTCCGGCCACTGACGCGCGAACCATAACCCGATCGTTTGTTGAAAACCCATGAGCCATAGCCGTTAAAACGTCGGTCGATTCGTCGGCCGCGGCATAAACCCGCGCGCCAGCCCCCAACGGAATCGCGCATAAAAAATTCCCGGTCGTCAACGAATCCCATAAACCCGCGAAATAAATCGTCGTCGCTGGCATATCGGTGAAATCCTCTTGACTGGAATTCGACGTCGCGCCAGAAGCGGCCGCGGAAAACGTGACCGCGTTTCGCGCGTATGATCCCCCGGTTACTTCGTTCGCGCCGGTTTCGCCGGGGTCGTCGTCATGGAGTGATAAATATGCGGTTGTCGTTCCATACGAACCGACGCCGGTCAACGCATCCAATAATTCATTTTCGGCAAAATTTGACAGAAACGGCATTTCAAAACCTCCCTATTGTTCTAATTCGAAACCGATCGAACGGGGGTCGAACGCCGATTCGGTTTTCCGAACATCGAATAAATAATATATTTTCCGACTGTCTAGGTCAAATATAATTCGGGTCGCCGCGCCAAAATACGCCGCGTAACCGACGAATAATCCCGCGCCGACCGCGGTTAAAACGATTCCTTCGCCCAACATAACCCCCGACGCCGCGAACAACCCCACGGCATCGGCATTGGATACAACGATTCCCAACGGCGACCCATTCGCGCCAGATAACCCGAACCCCGACGATTCAACCGGAACGACATAAACAAACGACCCGTTAGCCCCCGCTAATTCAAACCCGGTCGCGTCGGCAATAACAACCCCGGCGATTATGCCATTTGATACCAGAAACCCGAACCCCGACGCCGTTTCCGTGTATAGAATCCCGCCGACGGCATCGGCCGCGAACAACCCCGCGGCGTCGGCCGAATGGGGAATCACGTTCAACGCGTCGCCGTTGGTCGCCAATAAACCCAAACCGGAACCGTCGGCGATTACGAATTGATTCGGGTCGCCATTTGCGATCGACAACCCGAACCCGGTTCCGTCCAATTGAACGATTACGGCAACGACGGGATCGGCGGCGGCCGCGAACAACCCGAACCCCGACGCCGTTTCATTCGTAAAAACCAAATTCGCGACGGCATCGAAACCGGATAACCCCGCCATATTCCCCGAAAGTAAACGGATTTGAACGGGTTCGCCGGTCGCCATTAACAACCCCGCGGCGTCGGCCGAATGGGGAATGATATTCAACGCGTCGCCGTTGGAAACCGCCAAACCAACGCCGACGGCGTTTTGGGGAACGACGTAAACGTCGACCCCGTTCATAACAGATAATAACGCGGCGTCGGCATCGGCCAGAACGACCCCAACAAGCAACCCCGAACCGACGCCGATCGCCGCGTTATCGGCCGCCAACGAATAAACATACGCGATCGATCCGTTGGAAACAAACGAACCCATTCCGTCGGCCGAATGGGGAATAACGTTCAACCCGACGCCGTTATTCGCCAGAACCGCGGCATTGTCGGCCGATTCGACCGCGACCAGAACGGCCGCGGAATCGTTCGCCATTAACCCCGCGCCGGTCGCCGAAATCTGATGGGTTGTAACCCCGGCGATAATATCGATCCGCGCCGTGTTCGTGTACGTATTGAGGGACGATCCCCCCGACGTATAAACCCGGAATTCCAAATAATCGCCGTCGCCATATGCGCCGGTTGACGGGATTTCGAAACAAAATTCCAATTCGGCTTCGTCGTTCCCGTCAAAATCAATGTTCGCTGTATAATCGTCGATCGTTCCGTCGTCAAACCCATCTGATTCGCCGGTCGTATAAGTTCCCGTTCCGATTAATTGGGTCGTCGCGGAATGATCCGAATTCAACGTCGAATCGACCAACGCGACGTCGGCGTTCGCCGCGGTTACGACGTTTGTATAACCCCCCGATCCATTGGCTTGATAACGTAACGCGAAAACAATATTATTCGCCGCTTTGTTGTTGTATTCTTGGATAACAAACCGGATTCGAACCGTTGTATCGTTTTCCAAATCGATCCCGGCGTTTAATGCTCCTAACCATCCCGAATCCTGATTGACAAACGCGGAATCGTCGCGAATTTTAAACGCGTCCTGATCATATTGCGGCGATGCCATTTAATGACGTTCCCCCGGTAAATAACCGGTTTTCCGCGCGAAATTCCGATCGTTTTTTGCCGTCTGGTAAATCTGGCGAAATTCGTCGTTCGATATGGTTCGGCCGACCAAAACGACCGCCAATTCATTAACAACATGATCCAACATTCCGGCGAAATCGACGGCGACCCAACGATCCGCGCGTTGAATGTAATAATCCCCGCCAGTTGCCATCGCCCATCCATTGTCGGGATCGGCATAAACGATCGCCATAACCCCCCAATTTTTCGGCGCGTTTTCGTCGGCATAAATGCGGAATTCGTTTTCGTTCATATTTGCGATAATCGCCAAACGGCGCGCTCCGAAATTGGGCCATCCCAAAACGCGATATGCGCCAACCATCCATAAAACGGCCACGTTACAACCGCCCATCGACGGGAGCCGATCGCCGAATATGGATCGACGATCGTTCCGGTTGTTGTCGTATTGGGATATGTTGAATCGACGACCGCTATCCCGTTAAAATAACAACGGTTTTTGTTATTTGCTAAGCTCCAAGTTGCGGCGATCGAAATCCATTCCGTTGTTATTCTGGAACCCGTCAACGTGATCGTTCGCCGTACAGTAAACGGAGCGTCCCAATGGTACTCAATTTGGTTATTTGTTGTCGTTTTGTAGAATTCCATAAATATCGAGCCGCTATGATCTAGCCGGAAAATATGCCGCGCCGTCGCATCCGTCCAAACCCCGGCGTTATAAACCCGCATCCATAATTGAAACGACCCTTCAGCCAATGATAACGAATTTCCCAAACCCAAATTATTGATTTGGATCGAGCCGTTCGCGCCGTCGAAATATGGCGTTCGTTGAATCCCGAAAAAATCGCGGTCGTTCCAAACGATCCCTTTGACCGGCGAATCGGCGACCCCGGAAACCGTCGGATGTTGCGCCGCGATCGAACCCGATCGTTCGTCTAATTCCAGATAACAAATCAAATTCGCCATTTATGAAATTCCAATTACTTTCGCAGAATAATCCGATTTGTTTAAAAAATTCCCGCGCGTATTTTTCCACAGAATGTCGATCGTTTCGTCTGGAACGTAACCAGAACAAACGAACGAATTACAAATGAATCCGTCGCAATATACATAAGTCGGCCCTGAATCGACGTACATCCCGATCCGAAACGTAACCGTTCCCGAATGTAGCGACGATTGCGGCGACGTTGTATTTTGATACCATATGCCATTGTAAAAAATGTCGGTCGAAACGCCGGGGTCGAATCGGCCGATTATCAACGACCAATTTTGAAGCGCGACCGTTTCCGACGCCGCGATCGAATGGGCTATCGCGCCATCCTCTGAAACGGTAAACATTGGATAACCCGACGAATTGATTTCCAAAACGAACGGGCCATCCTCGGCGTCATAATCCCATTTTGAAATCAACGCGGCCAAACCGACGTCGTTCGTTGGTTGAAACCAACAACCAACAGTCAACCCCCGATAAACCGAATGGATGTTGGTTTCGTTGCCGGTTATATCGAAATGGGCATCGTCGGCGTAATAATGATAATTCGGGGCTGAAGATTGATACAAAACCGCGGGAATTCGGTCGTTGACGATGGTCATTAACGGCAACGGCGAACCCCATTCCGTCAAATTAAATCCCGACGCCAAATCGACAATTTTCGGGGTCGCCGCGCCAATGTTGACGGTTCCCGGCCAATATGAACGGAGAAACGGCAACGACAAAAACGACGAATTAATTCGACCCCATGACGAATAAGTCGACCGCAACGTCGAAAATTCCAACGTCGACAATCGTTCGATTTCCGATTCGATTTTTCGTTGTCTGGAAACGATTTTATCCAACGCGTCGCCGGTCATAATCAACCCAAAACCTGTTCAAATTCCATTTGGGATCGAATCGTTTCCGTTCCCGCGGCATTAACAGAAACCAAAACGTTTCGAATGATCGTCGTAAATTCGACGGTCGAATATTGAATGGTCACATAATCGCCCAAATTCCAATCGCCGTAGGGGGTTTGATCGGTCGATAATATGTTTCCAGCGAATCGAACAATCGGTCGTTTTTCTGATAATTTCGCATAACCCGCCGCGGTCATTTGATCGGCCGTTTCTTGATTCCGCGCGTCGACGAACATTTCGCGCCGGTTCCAAATCGACGCGTTTATTCGACCGGGTTCGGCGATTTCGACGATTTGTCGTTCCGACCCTTCACCTTGACCCCCGACATAACAAAAATTTCGTTCGTCGGAATAATCATATTCCAATATGGGGGTTTCCAAATTCCCATAATGTAACCCAAACAACATCGGTTTATTCGACGCTTCCCACGATCGATCCGTTCCGGGCTGATTGGTTCTGGTCACGAATTCCATAATTGGGAACCCGTCATAATCGATCCCGACGACATTAACGAACCAAAATATTTCGGTTCCGTCGGTTCGCGACGCCGCGTTCAAATCGGCCAAAACGCGGTCGACGTCGCGCCAAGCGAATTGTTTTTCGATGTCGGTTCCCGCGGTTTGATCCGTTTGAATGGTAAACGACAAACCCGACAAATCGCGATCCGAATCGGTCGCCAATGACCCGAAATTTTCGCGAATGACCGCTTTCATTTCGTCGTCAACCGCGCCGTTCGCGGTCGATTCGGCCGACCCCGCGGCATATGCGACGATTCGCCGCGTCATTAAATCGTTTTGATCCGGGCCGGATAAAATGACCCGATCGAATCCCGACGTATCGGTCGCGAATGACCAACGACGGAGAAACCCGAAAAAATCCAATTTATATTCAAATCCCGGTCGTTGTCGCCAGATGCGAATAATGTTATCGACCGACAAATAACGGGGGTCGATAAACGGCGCGTTAATCGTTACCCATCCGAACCCGTTGACGGTTTTCGAATATTGAAAACCGAAATGGGATTCGATCGGAACGGCAACGACCCCGCGGTCGTTACATAATTCGATCCGATAATTCGTCGCAATTTCCAAACCGTTAATCGTCGACGCTCCAATAAACGTTATGATGTTGTATGTCAAATGATAACGTCGCCGTTCCCGAAACAACCGCTAAATGGAATGTCATAAAATTATGACCGGGCCGCAAATAAAAATTGGAAACATTCGACCCCGGCAAAAACGGCCAAATTTCGCCGTTAAATGACGACCAAACCCGACGACGACCGGGCCGAAAATCCAAAATTAATTTTTCGTTTTCGTTGAATTGATAATCGAAAAATAATTGAACGTTGGTCGTTTCGTTCGCCATCCATAACAGAACGCAACGATCAAAAAACACTCCCGACCATGACAGCGTAATAATTGGATACGTTTTCGCCGAGCCGTAATTTTCAATTACGTTTCGGCCGGTTGTTTGAACGTCATGGTTCGAATTGATCCCAATGAAAATATTTTCTAACATCGTTCGGTTATGCGAACATAACGCGTTAACAGTTGTTCCGGCGTCGTCGATCCCGATCCCCATATCCAACGCGCGCCACGACGACCCGTTCCAAATCCCGAATTCAACGTCGACCGAATAACCGTCCAACAATGCGGTTCCCGCGGCCAAAATGCGACCGTCCTTTAAAAATATGGCGTCGCGTAATGATTGACCCGTCGCCCATCCAGGCATTTTGTTCCATACGTTGCCGTCATATTTTGCCGCGTTAATGAATCCCGCGGTCGCGTCATTGGCGACTTCGAAATCGCCGAACGCGTAAACGTCGCCGTTCAACGAATCGATCAACAACGAAAAAACATAATCAGACGCCGCGCCAATATCGGAATTTAACGCGTTCCATGCTGAACCGTCCCAATATGCGACCCGATCCGCGCCGGTTATTCCCCCCAAATCGACGAAATTTCCCCCGGCGTATAATTTGCCGTCGGGGGATACGGCCAACGCGCGAATAATATCGCCTGCCGAAATGGTTCCTACAGCCGCCCATGTTGACCCGTTCCATTTGGCGATATAATCGGCCGCGGCGACCCCTGCCCAATCGGTAAAATCCCCGGCGACGTACAATTCCAAATTATAATGAATGATGGCATAAACCCCGGTAACGGTCGCGCCGACTGGCGCGCCGACGGACGCCCATGTATCCGAATCGGGATTAAATGTCGCCAGATAATCGGCCGCCGTGACCCCCCCGGCGTCGGTAAACGTTCCCCCGATATAGATCAACCCATCCGGGCCGACATATATCGTTTGAACCGGGCCGTTCAAATCCGAAACGGAACCGACGGTTTCCCAATCAGCCGTTTCGTAATTCCAACGCGCGATATAATTTCGATTCGTCACGTTGTCGAAATTCGTAAAATTCCCCCCAATATATAATTTTTTATCCGGGCCAATCGCCAACGCATAAACCCCGGTCATCGTCGTTGCCGAATTAACCCCCATCGACGTCCATTGACCCTCGATTTTCCCGGCGACCCCGCGGATTGTCGGCAACGATTGGATCGACAAATAAGCAATATCGCGACCGTTCGTTCCCAAACCATAGAAAAACGGATCGTCGGCGACGAATTGAATCGCCGCGGTTTCAGAAAACCCCGACCGTTTGGAAAACCCCAAACCGGAATCATAACGGGCTTTTATTTGTTTAATTTCCCCCGCGCCAGTATGCCAAAAAATGACGGGTTGAACCCCGCCTTCGGCGTCTGGTTTAACGGCATCCAAAAATTCGCGCCGTTTCGAATACAAATCCGAAACCGACGAACCAATAATCCGCGATGTTAAACGGAATAAACGTTCGTTCGCGATCGTTCTGGAAAATTCCCGGCCATCCAAATGGCCTCGATATTGCGCCAGATTACGAACCGGGGGCATCCCGATCCCGTCCAATTGTTCAACGTAAAATCCCAAATCCGATTCGACATCCAATATTTGACCCCCGGCGCGCGAAATGAACGGCCGACGTGATTTGGATTCGTGCGGAAACCCGATCCATTCGCAATCATCCTGATCGCCGTCAATATACGAAACGTCATAATCGGATTTTACAATCATAACCGCATCGAAATAAACAAATCCCGACGTCGGATTGGTCGCTTTGATTATAATTTCGCCGGAAGTGTCAGCGTCAAGATCGATCCGGGATACGATTCGTTGCCAATACGCCGACGTATATAATTGAACATCCGCGGTTTCAACGGGGGTCACGGTCGCGCCGGAAAAATTGGTCGCGTCGATCGAAATGATTCCCCCCGTATAATTAATCGACGAAACGTAAACGAACGCCGAAACGTAATACGTCGACGCCAATAATGGCAACGTGATCGCATATGATCCCAACGTCGGCGAATTGGAATATGTTGCTTTGAACCCCTTAACCCCGATGAAATCGGCCAACGAATCCGATGTTAACGTATTGGTTCCTCCGGTTGTCCAGCCGGTCGTTCCCAATTCGGCCGACGGGTTTTCGCATAAATTAATATAATACCAATATCCCAACGGGCCAAGAAACGAATCATAATACAATTCGTCTGGTACTAAAACTTTCCAATTTCCCATGATTAAAACCCCGCGATTATTGACCGCATTAAATCATAATCGGCCGCGACCGTCGATTGGGTCGCGTTCGTATTGACGACCATATTAAAATTATTTACGACATTCTGGCTCGGTCGCCATCCGTCGGGATCGACCGGGATTTGGGGTCGCGTCGGGTCGAATGGTTTTGTTCCGATTTCCAATTCGCCGGGTTTGATTTTTGCCGCTTTCGCGATTTCGTCGGCAACGACCCGAACCGGATTGATTTTTCGTTTCATCCCTTTAATCAACCCGTCGACGACGTTTTCGCCAATGTCGAACATTAATTTCGACGGCGATTCAATGCCGAAAAACCCCTTAATCGCGTCGACCGCGCCGTTCGCGATGTTCATTATAAACCCGATGACGGCATCCTTTCCGGCCGACAATCCATTAATGATCCCGTCGATTATGGATTGTCCCAATTGACCCCAATCGGTATCAGTGAAAAATGAAATAATCCGGGTTATCAGATTTCGAACAATGTCAATAATCGCCGGTAAAATGTTCGAAACCGCGGTTTTGATCGCGTTCCAAATCGTATCCCAAGCTGTTCGCAAATGTTGACCAAACGCAGTCCAATCCCCCTGAAATGCCGAACGAAACGCGTTGAAAATGGATTGGATAACCGAAATAACGGTTTGAATAACCGATTTGATCGCGTTCCAAACCGTGTTCGCGGCCGCCAATATTGTTTGCCCATGTTGCGACCAGAACGATTGTATCGCCGCCAATGTCGTTGTAATGACGTTTTGAATCGTGTTAATTATGGTCGAAATCACGTTGACGATCGTTCCGAAAACAGATTGAACGATCGACATAATTTGCTCGCCATGTTGCGACCAGAACGTTTGTATCGCGGTCAAAACGGCCGTGATTACGGTTTGAACGACCGTTATCGCAGTCGTTACGACGGTTTTAATTATTTCGAACGCCGTCCGAACCGTGTTCATTATTGTTTCGCCGTGATTCGCCCAAAATTCCGCGACCGCGGCCAAAACGGTTTGAATGACCGACGATACAATTTCGATCGTCGTTTGAATGGTCGATTTTATCCATTCCCACGTCGACAAAACCGTCGCGATTATTTGTTCCCCATGTTCAGCCCAAAACGTCGAAATGGCGGTCAAAACGGATTCGATGACGGTTCGCGCGATTTCGATCGCGGTCGCGATCGCGGTTTTAATCGTTTCCCAAATCGTTAATGCCGATGCGATTATTTGTTCGCCGTTCGCCGACCAAAATTCCGAAATCCAAGTCAACGCGGATTCAATGAACCCCCGAACGAATTCGATCGCGTTGGCGACAATATCCCGAATTCCAAGCCAATTGTTTTCCCAGGCGTTTCGCAACAATGCGATCGCGCCGACGACGACCGCGATGGTTGCGATAATCGGCAACAATGCCGCGACGATTGACGCGATAATGGGAATAACGAACGCGGCGATGGCGACCCCGAACGCGATCAATATATCTTTAAACGAAACGAATTGTTTAATCCCGTCGATTATGGGGGTCGCGATTTTGACCAACGCATCATAAAACCCCCATAACATATTGATCGTGCTTTCCGGTAAAAAATTGTCGAGGACTTCCATTAACGTTTCGAACGGGTTCAACCCGGCGCGAACCGATTTGATTACTTCTTCGATTATTTCGCGTAATATGTCGAATGGTTTTATGATCATTTCGATGGTTTCGCGCGATAAACCCAACGTCGACATAAAATTCCATAACGCGATCCGAATGTTGTCGAAAAAACCGGATATATTGCCGGAAATCAATTCCTCAAATGCTTGTTTTATGAACCGCAACGGGCCGGAAAATCGTTCGATTATGCCGACGACCATTGGGCCGATCCGCGATGCCAAATCCCCCAACATTCCGACAAACGGCGACATAACCGGCAACAATGCCGAACCAATGTCATCCTTCAGATTTTGCAAAACGACGGAAAACGACGCGAATTGACCCGTTGGATCAGGCATCGACGCCGTGTTTTCGGCCAATTTTTGAATCGCGACCGTCGCCAGTGCGGTTTGTTGTTCCTGTTTGGTCAATTCGTCGGCCGATTTTCCGATTGATTCCGCGTATTCCTCATATGCTTCGGTCAAATTAACCTGGATCGATAAATTATCCAAAATCGCCGGGGATAAACGACCGACGCCGCGAACCAACGAATCCAACAAAAACCCCATATCTTCACCGGTCGACGCGGCCACTTTTGATAATGACCCCATCGCGTCGGGTAACATGACGGCGAAATCCTCTCCGATTAATTGGTTCGCCGCGTTGAATGTTTTCATTAATTCCGTATTGGAAATCAACCCCCCCGACGCGCGCTGTAATGCGCCCAACATCGCGTCGGAACCCCCGACCAATTCGGATGTCAACCCCTCAAACGACGAACGAATATTCGCGACCGGTTCGGCGTCGGCCGCCAATTTCGCCATCCCCGCGCCCAAACCAATGACCGCGCCGGTCGCCGCGACCATTCCCCCGACCAATGCGCCAGCGGCAACTTTCCCGATCGATTGTAAATTATTCCCCAAACCGCGAATCGCGGTCGACGCGCGATCCTCAGCAGATAATACGATTTTTAGTTCATTCGCGACCGTCATTGTTCGGTATTATTCCCGGTTATTTACGCGTTTTTTCCAATTGTTTTTGCGCTCGATTTCGTTCGGTTCGATATGTTTGTAGTCGAAATAACCATTTCGTTCGAGCCGCGATTTCGGTTTCGCCGACGATTTCCCAAGGCGGGGTTTTCCATTCCAACGAAATTTCGATAACCCAAGCCCAAACCGGCAACGAATCGCCGGTCAAAAATGATTCGTATAATTTCCGCGCGCCATATGGTCGACGCGCCGTTGTTAATTTGGGGTAAATTCTGAATTTAATTCGTTAAATTGTTCCATTAACCCCGCGCGTTGGTTCAACAATTGTTTAACCGTCATTTGGCGAATGATTTTTTCGGCCGCGTCGGGGTCGTCGGATTTCGCTGTAAACCGTTTCAACGCGTCGACCATTTCGCGGATCGTTTGGGCTTCTTCCAACGTCAACAAATCATCGATGGTTAATTTGTCGGCGTCGACAATCAAAATTTGACCGTCGGTTTTTGGGGTCGTTTTTTCGGTCATTTTTTCCTCATTTATGGTAGTGCGGATAATTCATTAACGACGATGATTTTTCCGAATTCGGCCGCGGTTTCGTCGTATCCCCCGCGGAACGTAAACGTTCGAACGTCGTTTCCGTCCGAATCTTCCAACGGGCCGACCGAAACGAATTTCCCGGCGACGTCGATTATTACGGTTCGGTAGGTGTACGACGTTCCCGGCGTTCCCAATGCCGACCCTTCAAAAATCAACCGGATCAACCGCGGGGTTTCCGCGCGCCAATTGGCGATTTCAGCAACGGCTGACGCGTTATGCCGAAAAACCAATTCCAATTCAATTTCGGGTCGCGCTTGGTCAATGTCGGCGAATTGTAAATCCCCATCGGCCGTATATTTCGCATGGAAACCCGTTGTCATGGAAAACGAAAACGACATTAACGATGACGAAACTTGGGTCGAACCGAACGAACCGGATACGGCGTCGACGTATAATTTCCCCTTTTGAAAAACGACGTTTTCGACCGCGGGGATCGATAATGCGGCCGTAAACGTTCCGGGTTGAACCCGTCGTCCTTGCCATGTTGCCGACATCATAACCGCTTCGCCAGATGCGCCAGAAAAACCAAATTCCCGGACAAACGAATACAACATTTGTTCCTCTTGCTGGTTATTCCCCATTTCCAACGTGTACGTTTTGATCGTTTGTTTCGCGGTCGTCGGAAAATCATATTGATATATATAACCCGTTCCCCCGCCATCGGCCGACGGGGAATCGTTGACGATCCCGGCATCCAAAATGTACGGCAATTGTTCGAACGTCATTTCAGTGTCAGGCATTTCCAACGTCGCGACGTATTGACCAATGAACGACCGTAACGTCGGCGCGATCAACCCAACATCCTCGTCGGAAAATTGAATTTCGGTTTCGTCGTTGATCGTTCCCAAACCGCGCCAAATCGTCGACGCGTTGACCTCGTTTCCCGCGGTCACTTCTTGACCCAACTGTATTTTTCGTAATGTTTTAACCCCGGCCATTATTTATCCTCCATAGAATGAAACCGTTATGGTAACGCCGACAATTCATTAACGATCACGATTTGACCGAACGCGGAATCCGTCAACCCGTAACCGGCGCGTAATGTAAACGTTCGAACGTCGTTTCCGTCTGAATCTTCCAACGGGCCGACGGTCGCGAATTTGCCGACGACATCGATCGTTAATCGTTTGTTGGTTTCTGAAACCGGCGACGTCAACGCCGAACCCAGGAATTCCAATCGGATTTTTCGTTCGGTTTCGGCGCGCCAATTGACGATTTCGGCGACCGCATCCGATGTATGTCGAAACGACAATTCCAATTCCAATTCGGGTCGAACGCGTTCGGTTTCGGTAAATTGTAACGCGCCGTCAGCCGTGAAAACGGCTTGAACCCCGGTATTATATGTCATCGACATCCCCATTAATATCGCGGAAATTTGGGTCGTTCCGAACGCCGTTCCCGCGTCGTCGACGTATATTTTCCCCATTTGGAAAATACATTCCTCAACAACCGGCAACGAAACGGAACCCGTAAACGTTCCGGGTTCGACGCGCCGTCCTTGCCATGTTGCCGACATCATTAACGCTTCGCCCGGCGCGCCGGAAATGCCAAATTCCCGGACAAACGAATACAACATTTGTTCCTCTTGCTGGTCGTTTCCCATTTCCAACGTGTACGTTTTCGGGGTTAATTGCGCCGTCGATGGTAGATTGTACGTGTAAACATAACCCGAACCCGCGCCATCTTGAACCCCCGAAACGTTGTTGATCCCGGCTTGGCAAATATACGGAAATTGTTCGAATGTTAATTCGGTATCCGGCATTTCCAACGACGCGACGTATTGACCAATGTACGACCGCAACGTCGGCGAAATCAACCCGACATCCTCGTCAGGGAATTGGATTTCCGTTTCGTCGTTAATGGTTCCCAAACCGCGCCAAACGGTCGTCGCGGCGACTTCTGTTCCGGCGATCGATTCGACCCCCAATTGTATTTTTCGTAATGTTTTAACCCCGGCCATTTCGCCTCCTGAATGTTAAAAAAACCCGCCAAAAACCGCCGGTTTTTTACGTTGTCGCGTTTTGTCGGTCGTTGCCGTCCATTTGACCAGAAACCCGCCTAATTCGCGTTCTAACAAACGATGCCGTTCTATGATACATAATATAAAGGCCCCTGTCGTTTCGTTCTAATTCGGCTTTTCACATGGGGTCGAAAAATATTTTTTTAACATTAGTTATTGTAAACTAACTATCAGATTTCGACGGTTTTTTGGTCGATTTTTTGACCGGTTTTTCGGGTTCTGGTTTGGGTTCCGGTTCAACATATAAACCCGATTTGATCAACGTTTCGCGACCGAATTTTTCGGTTTCGTCGGCCGATAAATCCCGCGCCGGAACGCCGATTAAAAATGAATTCCCAATGTATTTTAGCCCATCCGTCATGTTATGACCTCCGTTTGTTTAACGCCGATTTCGATTCGCCATCCCAACGTTTGAATTCCGGCGTATTCCATTTCGCCGAACGTCCATTCGATCCCGTTCGACGAATCCGCGATCAACAAATGATCGACCGTCGCGTTCGAATCGGCATCCGGCAAAAACAGATTGTCGACGTTGAATAACAATCGTCGGATTTGATCGATGAACGGGAAAACCGCATCCATAGCGACCGGTAAATTTTTTCGCGTTACATGGATCGTTAAAATGATCGTCGCTAAATGTTTTGAAACGTCGGGGGTTTCGGCGATCATACGACCGCGACCCGGCCAAGCCGCCGCGAACGGAAATTCGTTAGCCATTTCCGGGGGTTTGTCTGGAGCCAATTTAATGTCGGTTAAATTCGCGCGAATTAAACCCATTAACGCGTCGGCGGCTTGTTCCAATGTTGCCATCAGATTTTCCATTTGCGACCGACGTCGGTCGCGGCGTCGGCCAAATAATTTTTAATGTCGTTCAACGCGTCGGCGAACCCGTCGCGCAAAAACCGAACCGGCCGCGTTCCCCCACGTAACCAGATTATATAGGCAACGACCCGACCGGCGTTTTCGCCGAACCCGTGTAATTGCGCCCAACGATCCAACGCTTCAGGGGGGGGGAAATAACGACGCCGTTTCGAATCCGGCGCGTCGGATAATAACCCGGTTCCGAATTCAACCGGTTTCGCATAATTGACATTAGTTCCGATTCTAGCCCATAACGGCAACGGCCGCGGATCAACGTTATGGGTTATCGACGAACGCAATCGACCCTGGTCGACCGGCGCGTTCCCTTTCGCGTTGGTTTTGACCCGTTCCGACGACCGGTCAAAAAAACGGCGCATCGGTTGTTGTAATATTTGGGGATTCGTTTTCGCGATCAATTGATCCAATCCTTCAACCCCCGCATGGATCGAAAAATTATCGGCCATTTCAAACCGCGACCCGCGAAACCCGCGGAAATGCCGACGTCAAAATATTTTTAACGTCGGGATCGAGTTGTTTCGTGTACGTTAATTGACCGATTTCGGTTATTGCGCCGGTATCCCGAAACCCCTGGAGCGCGCGTTGATAAAATCGTTGGGTTTGAATCAATGCCGCGCGTTCAATGTCGGCCGGGGGATTAACGGCGATCCCAAATTTGCCGCGAACTTCGATTCGTTTTGGGCCGTACGGCCAAACCGATTTGGTCGACCCGGTTTTTCGGGTCGTTTCCAGACGACGGATCGGTTCGCCAATCAACGCGGCGTTATATGGGATCGTGTAAAAATCAACGTCGATCGTCCACGCCGTAAACGTTCCGTCTGTTTCCTCGACGGATACGGTCGCGATCGACGGGATATAATCGATCATTTGGATTTCGATCCCCGAACCGAAATAATAACGGGTTTCGTTGGATTCAATGTCGGCCGTTTTATATGCGCCGGGTTCGACCGATTTAAACCGGTCGATTAACCGCGACGATTGTTCGATCATCGAAATCAACAACCCATCCAATTCGTCAGTAAACGATTGACCCGATCCCAATTCCAATTCGGATTTAACCGATTCGGCGTCGGTATATAGAAAATCGGCCATTGATTAACCCCGTTTACTTAACCGGATTTTCGCCGGGTTGACCGACGTTTCGGTTTCGGTTCCGTCGATTCCGGTTCGGCGACCGCGGTTGAAACGCGCGCCGGTTTCGGTTCGGCGAACAATTCGAATGAACCCGGCGAATCGGTCATTAATGCGGCCGCGATGTCGGCGTCAACGTTGAATATTTCGCCGACGTTATAAACAACGTTTCGGTTTCGATAACGGTTTAAACATTTTAATTTGGGCATATTTACCCCCTGTAATTTTCGGCGACCAATTCGCCGATGACCACTATATTATGATCCGCGGTTATCGGTAAATAACCGGCCGACGTTGTGATCGACGTTCCAATAACAACCCCGGCGTTTATGGGTTCGGCGTCGAATCCGAAAACCCGCGAAACGGTTTGAACCGCGTCGTTCAATTGAACCGAACCCAACGACAATTCGACCCCATCGGCCGTTATGTTGAAATCGGCCGTTCCCGCGGTTAATGCCGCATTGGAAACCGCGAATAACGCCGCCGGATGAAAACGATAACCCGCCGGAACGACGTAACCCGCCGCGCCTTGCGGCAAAACGCAATCGGTCACGGCGTCAGCCGGGGGATTCGCCGCTCGCCATTGGATCGAAAACGAAATCCGTTCCGGGTTCCCTTTAAACGTCGAACGTTCCATTTTTCACCTCGATACGGGGAACCGGCCGAAACCGGTTCCCCATTTCAACGCGTCATTTCAACGCGAAACCATTAAACCAGAATATTACGAACCCCGGCCGTATGGGTCGCGGTTGATCGGGTTCCATGAGCCGCAACCCCTTCACGCAACGACGTAACCATAATGTATTGGCGTTTCTGAATGTCGCGGTCGATTTCGATCAAAATCTGGCGACGGAATCCAGCATACCACATCATTCGGTTGTAAATCGTCATTGAACCGAGCGTATTATTCCCGCCGGTTGTCGACAATTTACCATCGGCTTCGGCCAATCGATGCGATGACGAAACGACGACAGGTATTCCCCGATATGCGGCCAATTGACCGGTCAAAACGACCGCTTCCGGGCCGAATTTGTCAACCGTGACAACGTTCGTCAATGCCAAAAATCCGTTTAAGTACGTCGAAACGTCGCAAACGATCCGAACGTCCATTGGATTAACGGCATATTTACCCATCAGAACTAACGCATCGGTTATGTCGCCGTCGACCAACGCGTCGCCGCCAGCATTAACCCCCATCGCCGTATTGTCGACGATCCATAAATGCCGGAGGCCATCTTGACCGTCTGACAAATAATAGGAATCGTCGGCGGGATCGGCGTCGTCTAGGTTAATGTTTCCGGTTCCGGCGTTGGTCGCGTCGGCGTTGATCGCGAAATCGTCGATTATTTCCGCGCCAGATTGCGCCAAACGACCGCGAATATTTGGAGCCATAGCGACGACGGCATCCTCATCCAACGTGTACGACCAATTCTGCTCCGTGACCAATTCGGTAACGGTTAATGTTGATTTGGCGGTCGCCGGATCGGATGCGGTTGTCGCCGTGTTTTCGGTTCCCTTGCGCCATGTGACCGAACCCAAACCCAACGGAATGTCGAACGGGTTCGTCGGCATCGGAATGATCGCCATCCCGTCGTTGCCGTTCCCGACGACGCGCGACGCGAGGAAAATGTCATCCCATAATTGATCAGCCATTTCCGTCGGAACCAATTCGTCGCCGGTTCCCGAACCGGTTGACGTCATGGCTTTAACGGCCGCGGTCAAATCATCCGATGGGGGGAACGCCTGACCCGAAATTTTCGCGGTTTTCAAACGGTTTTGCGCTTCCATTATGAAATGCGCTAACCATAAATCGACCGGTTTAATCGCGGTTCCGAATCGGTTCGAAACGCCGGTTTTCTGGAAATCCCGCAACGTTCCAAAATAACGGTTTCCCTTAAATTGGTCAAGCGGGGTTGAATTCCCATCAGGGCCGACGAAATCGCCGGGAACCCGCCGGTTCGGGGTTTTCGCCAGATTATCGGCGACCCGCGCGTCGACCAACGCGTCGATTTGATCGCCGAATTCGGATTTAATTTTATCCCAATCCAACGTCGCATCGTTCTGGCGACCCGCGATCGTCGATTGTAATTCGGCGATTTCCTGGGTTAATTTTTCGATATGTTCGTTCATTGTATTTTCTCCGAGTGTTTGATTTTTTCGATTATTTCGGTCAATGATGCCAACGATACGACCAACGCCGCGTCGGGTTCTGTTTCATTGTTGTTTGGTTCGTTTAAACCCGCCGATTCATTGTTGTTTGGTTCGTCGTTCGGTTCGGTCGTCGTTGGATTATCCCCGGTTGTTTGACCGTCAATTTCAACCGGGGGATCATCGTTAATTGATTCGGTTTCGGATTCGGCCGCGGATTCATCATCGGATTCCGGTTCGTTGGAACCCAACAACATGATTTCGGGATCGGCGTCAACCGGTAGAGCAACAACGTACAATCGCGCCGGATCGGTTTTTCCGTATCCGGTTATTATGTCGGAGATTTTTTGATCCGGGGAATATTGTAACGTTTGATCGGCGTTGATCGTAACCGGCCAATATTCGAACGCGCGTTGGTCAATCGATTTGATCGCCAATCGTAATGCTTCTTGATTTGCCGGAATGGGAACCAACGACCATTCTAAAAGCTCCCACGAAACGAAATCCATTCCCCCGAATTCGTTTTCGACGGTTTCCCCGGCGATCCCCCCTGGCATAAATCCGATCGACGCCGTTCGAATCCAATCCCCTTCCCATAATAATCTGATTATGTTTTGGGGATCGTTTTCGTTCGCCGCGGGTCGCAACGTAAACCGCGCGCGAATCGCGTCGTCGGATAATTCCAACGCGTCGGTTCGACCAATCGTAGCCCACGGATCACGGTAGTTGTGACCAAACTGAACGACCGGGTTTTTCAAATAATTTTCGACCCGCGCGCCGTTGGGAAAAACCCGATCCGAATCGCGGTCGATTGCGCCAGTGTTGATCGTTATTTCCCCGCCATCGCCGTTTTTATCGACGATTTCGACGGCGAATGTTTTTCGTTTTTTTTCCATTTTTATTTTCTCCGTTCCAATTCGACCGCCGCGTCAAATGTAGCACGAACCGGCGACCAATGTCAATTCGACGAAATTAAACGTAAATCGCGACAATTGTACATCGACAATTAATGTCCTCCCCGGCGATCCCGATTTGACCGGGGGCCGGGCCTGCTCCCCCGCCAACGCGGAAATTTTGTTCGACCGGGATTGGGTAAGATTGATAAGTGTCATGGGCCTGCAAATGCGAATCGCGGGTTCGCGCATCCAATGCGGCCAACCATGCTTTACCCCGAACCACTCCGGATTGACGCCATCCGGCCAACGTTCCCCCATTCGCCGCGCGATTGATTTCGGTTCGCGCGATTCGTTCCGTTTCCCAATCTGATTTGCGAATGTCGAAAACCATTGAAATTTCAGAATAAACCGATTGTTGGATTTGGGGAATTGACCATCCTTCGGTCGCGGCTTGGTCTAATATCGGCCGTAATGCATCGCCGATTTGTTGTTGGGTTGTCTGGTTTATGTCGCGGCCGAAAATGAAAACGTATTGATTAATAACCGCTTGGATTTCGGGATCGGTTACGTCGAACGCTAAACCAAAATCAGCCGGGGGTTGTTTTGCGTTCATTGGAACGGCGATTTTCGCGGCGTTTTCCAACGCGTCGTCGACCGCGACCGTTCCGAAATCATCGACCGTCGATTCATAATTCGGTTTGAACATTTCGCCGGTTTTTTTGATTTCCGAACGTAAATCGAAAATTTCCCGTTCCGTCGGGATTCCGTCGGCGTTTCGAATCGCGCGTAGCGCGTCGTTTTGTTGACGTTGGAATAATCGTTTTAATTCCCGTTGAAATTGATCCGAATGGGGTTGTTTTCTCCGTTCGAATTGATTTATCAACGATTTATGAACGTCGGAACCATAAATAATTGGTCGCGGGTTGACGATGATCAAATCGGCGGCGGTCGTTTCCGTTTTCGCCGTTTCCCGGTCGATTTTCTGGTCGTTGTACGCTTGCCCATTATTCCCGATAACGTTCGTTATAACGTCGATTTTGGGGGTTTCTGGATTGATTTGTCGAACGTTGTCGTTCGCAATCGCGCCGAACCCCGAACCGGCCGATTCCGCGGGGATCAAATTAAACGGCAAATAACCGATTTCCCCGCCGGGAATCGCGCCGAATCCCAAATTTAACCGTTCGTCAATCGCGTTGAATGGAACCCCCATCGACCATAACGCGCGCGCCGATTCTATCAACGGCGCGATGTCCTCTTGTAATGCCGTGACCGACGACAATTCGGTTTTGAACCGTTCGCCGGGTTTCAATAACGGTCGCGTTTTCTGGAAAAATAACGTTAATCGATCGTCACGGCGTTGGATTAATGGAATCAACGTCAACAACCAGAACCAACGATGGGCCGAATCCATGTTTTCGTATGTATCGCGGCCAAACCCCATTACTTCGTCTGGAACCCCAAAAACCCCGCCGATTTCGTCGCGCGCGAATTTCCGTTGTTCTAACCATTCGATGTCCTTCGGGGGAAACGAAAACGGTTTTAAATCGGTTACTCCCTCTTCCAAAATGATCGGTTTATGCCAATTATCCGATCCCGAAAATTTGGTCATTAATGCCGATTCCAATTCCTCGCGTTCCGTCGGCGTTATTCCCCCCGGCGCGATGATCGCATAATCCGGCCGCGCGCCGCGCTGTAAAAACGTTTTCGACCAAGCGGCCGCGTACATATCGATGACCAAACCAGAACGAACCGCGGTTATTGGCGCGATCCCCCGCCAGGGGTTCAATGGATTTTTGAATTTGTCATGGATCATATTTTCCGGGGGAATTAATTCGTCGTCGTCGCCGAATTTGTAACCGGCGACCCGCGGATATAATTTACGTTCGGTCGATTGATCCGGCGCGACCATAATTCGATCCGGTCGACGCGGCCAAATTTCCAACGGTCGACCGTTCGCGGAATCGACGATTTCGAAAAACGATTCCCCCCCCAACATCATATCAACGACGTAGGATTCCCATATTTCAGATTGGGAATTCTGGTCGTTGGGATTAGTGAATAATTCGGTCAATTCGTGACCGTCGATGACCGTATCGTCGGCCGCGACAACCCGAACCGGTAAACCCCCGACATTATTCGCGATCGCGGTTATGGCTTTTCGAACCCAAACATGAGCGCGATAAACCGCGGCAAATCCCGCGTAGGAATCAATCAACGATTGGGATTCGAAATTCGCGGATTGGGTCAAAATATGTTGACGGAATGACAAATCCGGCCGATTTGAAATTTTTTCGATGACGGTTGTTTCTCCGTCGCCGAATCCCCCAACGCGAAACCGCGCGCGTAATTGGTCGAATAATCCCATAATCAACCCCCATCGGGTCGACGAACGCGATCCCGTAAAATTTCCATTTATTTAACCGAATATTTTTATTGTAGTTATTCGTTGGGGTCGCGTCAAATGGTCAAATCCGACGAATCATTCGCAACGTCGCCCAATAACGAAACGCGTCGGCCGTGTGATCGTCAATTTTAATCGGTTTCGTCGATTCGTTCCATTCCCAATCCTCGGAATCGTCGCCGCGATCCGGCCAACGATAGCCCTCGGAAAATTCGCGAATCGTGTTTTTACATCGCGGATGTATTCGAACGCGAACGAATCCGTCGTCGGAACGAATCAACCGATAAACCAATTTGATCCCCTCAACAACCGATTTAATTTTCGGCGCGCGACCCGCGATGTCGGCGCGCCTGAATTGGTCGCGTAATTGAACGGCCGACGGGTCGCCGACCGCGATTTCGAATCGACAATGAACGATGGGGGATTGACGCGACGGTCGCCATTGGTCGCCGTATTGTATTGGTTGACCGGGGTTCGAAACGTTGGTCGAACCGTCGTCAAAATGTCGTTGTTGCCGGTTCGATAACAATTGTTTCGCTTCGGCGATGCACGTTTCGGCGTCATGGCGAAAATGTACCATTTCGTCAAATATATTAGCGACCCCATCGTCGTCGATTTGAATAAACAGAAAAACCCGCGGCGACGTCGAAAAACCGTCATCGAACGCAATTTCGACAGGGCCGCGCGTCGGGTCGTATTCCGCGATCGGGGTCACGTTGTCAACGCCGAAATTATCATAAACTAACCCGCGGATAGTGTCAATAACAACCCCGTTCAATTCCTGTTCGGCGAATTTCCCCGCGTACATTGTCAACATGGATGCATAAAACGCCGGGTCAAGATTGTTTCGGTTGTCATGGATCGACGCGAAACCATACGAATACAAATCGCCAGAATAACCGACGGATTCCAACATTTCGGCGATTTCGTCGGGGGTTTCGGCGTTGATAAATGTTTTCGCCGTCCAATGACCCGCGCCGCGAGGAGTGGTTGTAACCCATGCGGCCGGATTTGCGCCGACCCGAACCCCGGCGACGGCCAATTTCCAGGCCAAACCGGTTTTATCGCGACCCCCCTCGTCATACCATAACCAATTCAAATTTGGGCCGCGCGCCGCGTCGGGGTCGCGTAACCCTTTACAATAAACGACCGCGCCGTTTTTGAAATGAACGACGAAATTTCCGCGGGGTTCCCATCCAAATTCCCCCATTCGTTGATCGTTGTCGATAACCCGATCCCACGGAACCCAACGCCGAAATTCCGGCCATGTTGAATATTTAAAATTTTCCATATCGGGATTAACGACCGATCCCGACAACCCCAATCGGATGCGGTTTCGAATCGCTTCCTGGGAACCCGCGGTCGTTTTCCCCGACCCCCGACCCCCGAACAAAATTCGGAATCGCGCCGTCGAATTATGGAAATTCAATTGACCGCGATTTGGTTCGTATATTTTGCCGTCGTCGCGAACGACCCAATGATCCCCCCACGGATCGACGTCGACGATCCCGGTTTCCCATAATCCATTTAATGAATCACGAATCAACCGATGCGCCGAGTAATTCCCGGTTCGCGTCAACGGCCGCATTAATGATTTTTCGTCTGGTTTCCGCATTGTCGACATATTTCAAAACCGCGGATTTGGTCGCTTCGATTTGGATCGCTAGATACATTAAAACCGATTCGATCGCGACCATTCGTTCGCCGGTCATTATAACCCGTTGTTCGGTTTCCGCGGTTTTTCTCCGTCGTTCCCATAAATCATATATTTCACGGTAAGTAACCGAAATTGACGCGCCGTCGTTTATGATCCGATTGATTCGGCCGATCAATTGAACCTGGGTTTTCTGGTCGTCGCGCCGTATGGCATCCATTAATTGACCCCAATTGTTGACCAAATTTGACCATAATTCGGGATCGGTCGCCGTCGGCAATTGTTGGAATAATTGCGCGATTCGCGCATCCATGACGGCGATTGTTTCGCGCATTGATAATAAATCGGGATCGGCGCGTGATTCGTCGTAAACCGACAACAAATCCCCCGGTAAATATTTCGAATATTTGCCGGTTTTGAATCGACCCGCGGCGACCCCGCCGGGGGATCGGCCGCCGTGTAAATAACAACGGCCGTTCGGCATAGCCCAACGTTGGCAAGGGTGGCCGTCGTCGGTCGATTTCGTTTTCGCGCCGCATCGTTTCCGTTGTCGTTGTTTATCAACCATGAGGTTTTTTGTCAATCATGGACTATTCGCGCCGGAATATTCGAACCGCGCCGGATTCCAGACGAACCCCGATGTCGTCGCGGAAAATCAACGAATCCCGAATGATTCGCCGGGTCGAATACGCTTGATCCCCGGCTTGACGGGTTCCCGCTTTGGGAATTTGTTTTCTGAATTCCCGCGGATTGATCCCGACGCCGGGTTTCATATTATCCCAAATCCGATTCATTGTTCGTATGGTCGACGGTTTGGGTTTATGGTTCCGATATGCCGATTCGGTTTCGGCGATTAAATCCAAATAACGCGCGACGTATTGTTCGACCCCGAATTCGGTTTTCGCCCATTCTGACAACGGTTCGCGCCATCGGTTATATTCGACCGGCCATGTTTGGAATATATGCCGAATCATGGATCGTTGTTGTTTGGGATCGTTGAATTTGAACGGATAATCCCGCGGCAATAATTCGGGAAACGTGACCCCGTTCGGAACGACGACCAGATGACCCGCGGCGATCGAATCCATAATCGCTATACAATACGTTTCGTGAACGGAATTAATCGTATTAATCGCCGGAAATGCGATCCGCGCCAGATAATCCGCGCGCGCCGGTTCGAATATGGTTCGATCATATTGATATTGGCGACGACCGCCGGATTTTTGTTCGACGGTTTGGGTCGCCCAAATTTCGAAATCGAATTCCCCTCTCAACGAATCCAAAACGTCGAACGTTACGTCGGGTCGTTTATATGCTTCGAATCGATGGTTATACAAAACGATCGGTTTCGAACCCGGTTCGGCGACCGGCGCGACCGGTTGATTTGGGTCGACCAAACCGAACAACAACGTCGACGATTTGGAATCCAATTCGGCGAATTTCCGAAACGACAACCATTCCAAAAACGATTCGCGCGCCATAACTCGACAATGGTTCGAATTATAAACAACCCGATCGGCCGCCAACGACCCGCCGATTTGCGCCCATAACCGCGGAAATAACCCGTCGGTTCGATATGGCAACGACGGATGAATAATATAATGATGTTGAGCGACCAATGACGGCCGCGCCGATGTATTGAACGATTGGCGATAACCCCCGGCGATCAACCCCGCGGTTTCAACTTGGTTCGCCCAATACGTGACCGGGCCGAAATCCAAATCGATCCGCGCGAACCGTTCCGGGTCGAACCCCAAAACCGATGATCGCATCGTTGTATCATACGGCCAACGAATGAACATAACCCGATCCGATTGTAACCCGTCGTCATGGTAAACCCATCGACCGTGACCGTATTCGGGATCGGGGAAAAATATTAGGAAAACAGTGTCGGTCGTTTGACGTTCCATTTCGGGAATAACGGCGCGTAAATAACCGAAATTTGAATCCGCGTTCATATTCCGGCTTTGCGACCAGAACGGAACGACGGCGATAACCCCAAATCGAAAATCGGTCATTCGGATACTCGATATTGTTCGACGCGACCCCCGATCCGTTCGGCCAATTCGTCGGCTTCGTCGCGGGTTAATTCGTCGACGATAACGCGATACATAACCGCATTAATCGCGGGATCGTTAAAATCGTCGATCCATTCGTCGCCGGTTTCCCCCAATGCCGAACGGATTTCGGCCAATTCGTCGTCGAACCATAAATCGCCCAAATCGATCCCGGCGTCGATCGCGGAAATTATTTTTTCTCCGTCCAAATTCAGATTTCGAAACGCGATTATATTGTCGCCGAACGCGTATTCGCGCGCCGGGTTGTCGGGATCGTCGGTCAACAAATCCCAATCCTCGCGTTTGACGGCGATTAACGTTTTCCCGTCCGACGGAATGATCATAACCCGTTCGCCGCCAATTTCGCCGAATTTCGAATGGGTTTTGTTTCCCGCCGGAATGACCAGATTTCGATCAACGACAATTGACCGGGCCGCGCCGAATTTTTCCAACGACCGCGACAACATATAATCGCCGCGTTCGGTTCCCCGATTCGCATTGTCGGGATCGGGTTTCAATTCTGAAACGTCGACGATTTCGACTTCAATCGTTTTCGTTTGTCGATTTGTTTTCTGTTTTGCCATTGTTTATCCTCCCGAATTTCAAATCCAACGACCGCGCGCGATCGCGGGTTAATGGTTTCCGCGGCGCGAACCCCACGATCGGCCATTGTAGTACAAAAACGTTTTGATCCATATCGACGAATCCGTCGTCGACGATCCAAACGACCAACGACAACCCCCCTAATCGGTTATGTTCTGATAACGCCGCGCGCTGATGTTGTTTCAAATCGGAAAATAATAACCGGTCAACGTTCCGGGTTCGGGTTTTCACTTCAACCAATACGGAACGACCGTCGGCCGCAATTCCGCGAAAATCGCCGGAAACGCGCGACGCCGCAACGACGACCGCAATTGACCGGCGCGAATCAATCCAACGAACCAATTTCCACGCGTTATGGATTCGTTCGATAAATTCGATCCCCATTTGCGACAAAACGATTCGCGCGATTCGTTCGCCAATTTTGCCGGTTTTGCCAGAACGCGCGCCCATATTCGGCAGTATACCATAACGAACGACTACGACAAAACGACCGGCGTTCGATGTGACCCGCCTAATTCGCGCCAGAAACGACGAATCGGGTTAATCATGGGGTTTTATATGGGGGCTGAGAGTTGACCGGAAACCCCGCTAATTCGCGTTTTGGGAAATTCCCCCCAATAAAAAACCCCCCGACGACCAATCGGCCGTCGGGGGGTTGCGTTGAACCAACGCGGGTTCGTTTATGTGAAATAATTCGCCAACGCCAACGCGATCGATTCGCCGGTCGCGAACGACGAACCAAACGAACCCAATTGTTTGTCGTCGGTTCCGTCGGCCGAATGTCGAACGTCAACGGTCGCGATCGCCATCCAAACCGTGATCGTTTTTTCCATAAACGCCGCGGGTTTCGAATGGAATGTTACGACAACCGGTTGACCCCAACGGTCGACCAATTCGGCGACGAATATTTCGCCGTATTCGGTTTTGATCGGGTTCGAAAATGCGGTCGCAATTGACGGGCCATTATCGATCAACCACTCTCGAACGCGTCGATTTTTGGCGTCGATTTTTTGTTGACGTTCGTCGCGTTGGTCATCACGTTGTTTTTTAATCTGTTCAACAACCGATGCCGGGGTTTCGTTTTTTGTAAACGGTCGAATATATCCCCGACCAGAACCGCGGCGATGGGCCGTTGGGGGGTTCAAATCATCCCGAAACAATCCCCGCGGAGGGTTGAATTGGGTTCCGTCGTCGGTAACAATGACGCCAGAACGCCAAATTTTCGTTATAACCGCTACTTTCATTTGCCCGTCAAATGACATTCCACGCCATTGAACGACCAAATCGCCGGGTTGATAATCCCAACGACCGCGGTCGTCGATTTTGTAAACCGGCGTTTCGTTCATCGTCGAATAATCCATTTTTTCGTTCATTTTTGTTTCTCCGTTTTATTTGAACATTTGCGACAAATCCCCGCGTCGCGGGTTTCGTCGGTTTCTAATCTGTCATTACAATGTCGACAATACGCGACGAACGTATAAACCAAACCGCGGCCGATGTACGATTCGGGTTCGGTCAACATTCGCGAATATGTTTTGGTTTCCGGGGTTCGTTTCGATTTCCAGATTTGGATCGAACCGTCGTCGGCGACGAACCCGAATCCCGTATTCAACCAATCGTCATTTTTGAACATTACGATCCGGCGACCCGGCGCGAAATCGAAATCGTCGGGTTGTCGGCGAATGGTCAAAATCTGATGGCCCTCAGTTTTGGGGTTTTCAATAATTACGAATCCGTTATGGGTTCGAATGGTTCCGGCGACGAATGGAATATGAACCGAAACGTCGGTTTTTTCCGGTACGTTTTCAACCCATCGATATGTTCCCCCCGACATCATCATTCGGGAATGTTGCCGTCGGTTTCGAATCAAATTGTAACGGGTCATTTCGAACCCCCGTTAATTCGAACGAAATTTGGATGGGTCGTAAAATAATCGGCGATGACCGTTTGGAATCCGTCGCGGAATGTTGACGACCGGTTCCCCAAACCATCGGGGTTGTTGAATTCCAAACATTCAGTCGCGGCTAAAATGAAATTTCCCAACGATTGACCGTCGACGACCGTTTCGATTAACGACCCGTTTTCGGCGATCCATTTTTCGGCGACCGCGGTTCCCAATTTCCCGGCGAAAACCGTTTGGTTGTTTCGTCTGGTTATCGATCGGCGCGCGTTTTCCAATGCGGTTTCGAAATCGGGGTCGACGGGTTCGACGTCGGGGGTCGCGCGACCGGTTGAAACGATCCCGGTTTTCTCAGCACAAACCGGGCCGATTCCGCGTTCGATCGATTCGGGGGTCGTTAATTTGCGATTGCAAATTCGGCATTTCCCCGCGAACAAATATTCCGCGCCGCGTTTCTGGAACGATTCGGGGTTTGATAACATTCTCGCGTAAACGTCGAAAACCCCGCCGGATTTTTTGCGCCATACGGCGATCGAACCGTCGTCGTTGACGAACCCGAATCCCGTATAATCGAATTCGTTGTTCGACCCATCCAATAATGAAACGATTCGTTTTCCCGGCGCGAACCGCGCGTCGTCGGGTTGCGTTCTGATTTGGAACGTTCGATGTTCCCCAGTCGCGGGGTTTTTGATCGTGATCGTTCCGTTATGGGTTTTGATTGTTCCCGTTTGAAATTGAATGTCGTTCATTTCCGTTTCTCCGTTCGTTTGTTCGCCATTATCTAGTGAAAAAATCGACGATCATTTCCGCGGTCGCCGGGTCGCCGATCCATTCGTATGTCAACCAATCGACCGCGGCGTCGAATCCCAATTCGACCATTTTGTCGACCAAATCGTCGGCGTAACCGTCCTCGTCGACGTAACGTAACCATTCGACCAATCGTTCATTTTCGATTAACCCGGTTCCGTTTGTTTTGTATTCGATTTGTTCGGTTATGATTTGGGTTTGGAATTTCATTTTCGTTTCTCTGTTTATTGCCGTTTGTTGTCGTTCGTTGTCAATATTACAAGTAACCGACGGGGTTGTCAACCCCTAAACCGTGTAATTTGCCGGATTTGGTCGCCGGGGATCAAAAATGGGGGTCGATCGGCGAAACGGAGAAACCGATCGACCCCCAAACGGAAATGAAACCGTCGATTAAATCAAACCCAATAACGACCCGTCGTCGTATGGTTCCCGATCCGGCAACGGTTCCCGGCCGTTCATTGGAAACGGTTTCGGCGCGCGACCGATTTTGACATTTCGCGACCGCATATTTTCGCGTAATTCCAAATAGAACGGTTCGCCCAAATAACGCCGAACCAACGCCAGATAAACCGAACAAAATTCCGGGCCATGACCTGCGACCGGGGTTTGTTTGTAACCGCGCGACGCCATATATTCGGAATTCGTGACAATATGCGCCAATTCGTGCAGTATGACCAATCGCGACCGCGACCAAACCGGCAAATTCAGAAACCCGATCGTTTTGTAACGATTCGTCAACGGATCGAACCCCGGTTCCGTTCTGGCGAATAATGGTTCCGTTGTCGCCGATGCCCACGCGAAACCGTTTCGGGTTCCCCGGCCGTCCTTGATTCTAATTTCCCGAATGAACGGCCAACGGTTCCGAAACCAAACCGAACGCCGGATTTTTTCGACCCATTGTTCGACGTCGGCGACGGTTTCCAATCGACCGCCGACGTTCGATTTCGTTTTGTTGTTGATTTTGTTTTCGGCGTCATAAACCCGCGATCGTTGTTGGTCGCGGGGTTTTCCATATTTCGTTCGTTTCATTTTCGTTTCTCCGTTGATATGGGGTCGCCGGGGGTTATGACCCGGCGACCGTTCCATTCGTCGTTTCTGGCGCGAATTAGGCGGGTTTCCCATCCATTACGCCGCGCCATAACCGCGCCGCGAATTCGTCGCCCATTGTCGATGCCGTATCCAATAAATCGGGAACCGCGGTTTCGGCCATCGCGAAATCGGTTCGGGTTCCCCCGGTTTGAAAATATTTCGCGATCGCGTTGACCCGCGACGTCGTTCGTTTCGCCGTCGATACAAATTGACGGGATACGTAAACCGCATCGAGGATTTCCAATTGAATGAATCGGGGTTGTTTTTCTATTTGGTCGACGATCCCCGAATTCCGTAATTCGGCGACGAATTCCGAATCCCGTTCGCCCAATTGAACGTCGTCAATTTTCGGCGCGACCGGCGTTTCGTCGTCGGCGACCATATCGACCGATGTCGGTTCCCAATGCGGCGAATTCCCGAACCGGGTTCGAACCCATATATTGAAAATGTCGTCGCCGTCGTCGCGATATGCGTTAACGTTGCCGGGTCGAATTCGAATTTTCATTCCGCGACAATTGGGGCATTGAATCGGATACGACTCGTTCGTTACAAACGTTCGCATTTGTTCCAGACAAGTGACGACCCAATTTTGTTTGTTCGGTTTACGACCCCGTTTTCCCAACGTCGCCGCGATCCGGTTAATGACCGCGGAATCCTCGCGCGACATTGTAAACGTTGGTTTGACGACCGCTTCGCCAATGGCGACGGCCGTCGCGCCGAATTCGTCGCGCGCCAGAAACCCCAACGTTCGCGCCAATGATTCCGACGGGGTGAAAATCAACCCCTCTTGAAAAATGACGCCGGAATCGTCGTCGCGCCGAACGACCGGGGTTTGGGATTTGTCGCCGCGAACGCGACCGGCCAAACGATGCATCCGTTCATACCAAGTCGATGGGGGTTGTTCCCCGTCCCATTCGATCGCGACGAAATATAATGTTTCGTCGCCGTTCCGGTTGAATAATGTTTTTTCGTTCATTTCCGTTTCTCCGTTTCGAAAATGGGGTCGCCGGGTCGAACCCGGCGACCGGTTCCGTTTCTGTTATCCGATCCAAACCGTTGTTTCGTCGACCGATTGAATCGCGCGAACGTTTACGTCGTTCGGAATATTGGCGATTAAATCCAACGCCGCATTTTTCGAAATCCGTAAATTCAACCCATCATCGGCCGTCACCCCAACATAAACGAATATTTGTTTTGTTTTGGGGTTTCGTATGATTTTTCTGAGTTCGTCTGGTTTTATCATTTTCGTTTCTCCGTTTTTTTGTCGTTCGTTGCCGTTCGTTGTCAATATTAACCCCTGCCGATCCGTTTGTCAAGAGTTATTCGGCAAATTACGCGAAATTAATCGCGCCGGTTGAACCGAACCCCAAAAATAATCAGAACAACCAACAAAACGAACAACGGCCAAAACGCGATCGTTCCGACAATAACGACCGTTTGGGTTTTCCAATCCGCGCGATCGTCGTCGAATTCGTCAAAACCCCCGGTCGTTTCGACCAGAAAACAGATGACGATCCCGACGACCCCATAAATTGCGAAAATATCGATTAAATCCATGTTTGGTTTCTCCATTAATGTTTATATTCGTTCGATAGAACCGCGCGCCAGAACGCGAATTAGGCGGGTTTCCGGTTCTGTTTATGACCATTTCCCCGCGACATTCCGCGCCAGATTTGACGCGGCGTTTCCGTCGAATGTCGGAACCGCGAAAATTTCGTCGGCGATTTGGTCAACGTTGAACCATTTCGATCCCATCCAATCAACCGCGGATTTATCAACCGGAACGTACATTAATCGCGCGCCGGTCGCGTTTTGAAATAATTTCCAATTATCGATCGTTTCGTCGGATATGTTTCCCTCTCCGTCGGATGCGAAAACCAAATCGGCGCGTTCGGGGTTTCCCATTTTGACCAATTGTTCGACCGCGACGTCGATCGCCATATCAAAGTCGGTTCCCCCCCCCGCGCCAAATGACGCCCATTCCAGATGATCCCGCCAATCGTCGCGCGACGTTACGATTCGAACCCGGTCACGTTTTGCCGCGAAATCGAACAAAATATATTCGCGACCCAATTCGGCCGCGGCCATCGCTAATCCCAAACCAACGGCGCGACCGACGATCAACCGTTCCCCCGACATTGATCCGGAAACGTCCAAACCATAAACAAACGGGCCGGATTTTTCCGCGTCGCCGACGGGTTGATAACCCAACAAACCGGATTCGACCAATTCGGCGATTTTCGCCGCGCGAATCATTGTCGGCGCGTCTGGTCGCAATAACGCCAATTCCGACGGCATTAAATTTTGAATGTTTTTTGTAACCCCGATCCGGGTTACGACCGGGCCGGTTTGAACGCGTTCGCGATATGCGGTCAACGCGAACCCCTTCACGCGACCGGCCAATTCCGCGATCCGTTTGATTTTGTCGTTGATTTTCGACATAAATTCGACCGCGGCCGTCGGGTCGTTCCGAACGTCGGATGCGCCGGATAACCCGAACCCCGCCATAATGCGCGCCGTCGCCGCGGATTCGTCAGCCGCCGCGCGCGTCGCCGCGGAAATTGACGCCGCGGTCATGGGGTCGTTTTTCGCATTTTCGATCGCGGATTCGGTCGCCGCGACCAACGATTCGATTTCGGCGTTCAATTGGTCGACCGTTTCGTTTTGTTGATTTGCCATTTCCCGCCAATCGTCGACCGTCATTCCCCCATCGTCGTCGCCGGGTTCGTCGCCGGTCGATTCGGTCGCGTCGGCCGCCGCGTTGAACATTTCGGAACGCGCCGCGGCGTCGTCGCGGGTTTTTGCCAATTTGTCAATTTCGTTTTGTTGCCGCAACAATTCCCCCATGATTTCGTCGGATTCCAAATGATGGGTTAATAATGCCGTCGATAGGGCAGAGGCAGGAAGATTGGCGATCGACGTCGCGCGCGAATTTTCGAAACCGGGGGTTTCCCGCATCCAATTGATTAACCGTTGGTTTATTTTCCGTTCTGGGGGAACGTCGGCGACGGGGTTCGTTTCCCGTTTGTAAAGATTCCAGAAAATGTCAGCCGCTAAATCCGCGGTCGCCGTTTCGTCGTCGCGCCGTTGGTCAATCCGCGTCGGTTCCCCCAAATCAATTTTTACCAGACGACCCAAAACCCGTTCGCCGAACGATAATTGTTCCGTTGGTTTGGTCGCGATTCCGTTTGTTTTCATTTCCGTTTCTCCGTTTCGTTTTCCCGAACGTTGCCGTTCATTGTCAATATTAACCCCGGTCGATCCGTTTGTCAAGAGTGAAACCGCGTAATTCGCCGGAATTGAAACGACCCCCGATTTTCGCCGGGGGTCGTTTTCTGGTTTTGTTGCCGGGGTTATCCGATTCCCTCGACGATCCCCGACGCGGCCATCCCAAACCACGACGTCAAATTTTGGATCGCGGTTTTGATCCGATCGTCGTCGCCATATTGGGTCGCCAATTCGCGGAGCGATTGTTGTTTCGCGATATTGAACGAACCCAAATCGACCAACGCCGCGGTTCGTAAATCGTTTCTCAACATCCCAACGTTACGAAATTCGGTCACGGCGTCGGCCATGATTTCGTCGATCGCGCCGCCGATGGGGTCGACGGTCGCCGCGACGATCATTTCCCATTCGGCCGCCATTTCCCGCGACGTATTCGGGAACGCGTATCGCATAATCCGCGCCGCCATTGGGGAAACCCGGTTGAATGTTGGGGAATCGTGTTCGAACGCCGAAACCCGGTAAACGATTGCTGACCATTGGGCCAAACGACGCGGATGCGGCCGACGTCCTTCAACCATCGCGGTTTCGGCGATATTGGCGACGAATTTTCCGACGACGGCGATGGTCGCGTCGTCTGGTATAAATGAACGAACGCGTTCGACCGTTTCCCAATTCGGCAAATCGCCGGGGGTTATCGGTTTCCCCGCGGTTCGCAGATGAACGCCGACGATTGATTCGGCGTTGATCCCGTTGGTTTCGACCCAATACCACAACCCGAACCGGTCGATTAGGGCTTCGACCCGTTCGCCGGATTCAACGAAATTCGCCGTTCCGATAACGGTCGCGGCGTCGCCGTTGGCGACGTCCTTTCGGTCGCAAACATCCAACAATTTGTCGAACATTGGTTCCGACGCGCGAAACATTTCGTCAAGAATCGCGACCCGGTTTCCCGGTTGATATGGGGTTCCTTCAACGACCCGAATTAAACGGCCGTTCAACAATTCCGCGGGGTCATATGCCCCGGCGACCGTTTCGACCGGCGTCGATGGGTCAAGCCTGGAAAACGACCAATTTTCCCCGGCGATTCGTTCCGTCAAATCGCGCGCGATTGCGGTTTTTCCATAACCCGGCGCGCCCAACAACATAATATTTTGATTCGCCAGAATTCCCGCGATTACGACGTCGCGGGTTTCGTTTACATATGAACCGATGAAATAATTTTGTTCGTTCATTTCCGTTTCTCCGTTTTGTTCGTTCATTTCCGTTTGTTGTCGACCGTTGTCGGTCATTGGGGATTATAGAACGAACCCGCCGGATTTGTCAAGAGTGAATCCGGCAAATTTCGCGGAAATAAAAAAACCCCGCGATCGGGGTTCCGATCCGGGGTTGATATTGGCGACCGTCGCCGGGTTGTTGTTTATCGTTGCCGTTCCGATTTATTCCGGTCGTTCGGTCGCGGTCGAATAAACGTCGTTCCAAATCGAAACCCATAACGGGATCGCTGTTGATTGACCCAACATCGCCGCGGTTAAATATTTGTCGATCCTGTCGAACGCGTCGACGATTCGTTCGTCGACATCGGAATCGGGGTTCGCGTTGAAATGCCGACGGTATTCGTCGATCGCGTCGGTCAAATAATGGGAAAATTCGGCGCGCGACCGTTTCGACATTACGGCGAAATCGCGCAATTTCGGCAACAAATCGCCGAACATTAAATCAATATCGATCCCCATTTGATCCCGTTCGACGGGTTTCGGTTCGGGTTCTGGCGCGACGAAATGGGTTCCGTCCATATCGAATTCGGGTTCCCCGCGGGGATCAGGCATCGCCGTTTTGATTGACGATAAATCGGCCAAATGGTCGTCGACGATTTTCGCGACCGCGGCGTCGACCATTCCCGAATAAACGTTGACAGAAACCGACATCGATTCCATATCCAAAAAATCCGATAAAGCCGATTCCAATTCGTCGAACGTTTCCCGAACCAATTCGTTTTCGGGGTCGTTCGCGGAAATCGGAAACGGTTTTAATTTGACGGTAAATTCAATATCGATCATTCGAACGCGTGATTTTGGGTTCATTTTCGTTTCTCCGTTTTTGTTCGACGCCGGGGTTCCGGTTTCGATTGCGCGTTCGGGGGATTCCGTACTAGGCTATTCGGCGCGCGCGTCGCCGACGTTCCGTTCGGGAATCGATCCCGATTATCGAAACCGGAACCCCGGCGTCGAATCGTATAATATTGTAAATCGTTCGTTTCCGGTCGTTGTCGACCATTGTCGGGGATATTAACCCATAACCGCGGGGAAGTCAATAAACCGATTAAGTAACCGGATTAACGCGAACGACCCCGGCCGGTTTGGGGGTCGACCGGGGTCGTTCTATATTGGGACTGCTTAGAGCAGGTGTAATTCAATTATATTTTGTTGGGCCGCCGCGTCAATTGGTTATGTCGTCGAACCGATTCAAAAAAACATAAACCGCAACAACGAACGACGGTTCCCCGTCGCCAGATAAACGACCCCGGATTCCAAATCGACCGGCGAACGTTTTTCCGTTTTAATGTAATTCCGATCGGTTTCGAATTACAAATCCGGCATTTTTCGATCGTGATTATTATTTCGATTTCCGATTCGAATGGTTCGCGTTCCATTTCCAGACGCGCCGCGGTCGCGATCGTTGTTTGAATGTTGTTCATTTTTAACCCGTCCAGCATGGGATCGATTCGCGAACGTTGTCGGATTGTTGACCGACTGAAATTCGTTCGGCCGCATATGACCGGAACCCCGCCGCGGGTTTTTGCCACTCAATCAACCCGACCGACGCCGCGAAATAATATCGTTCCTCGACGTTGTTGTTTATCAACCATTCCAAACAAACAACATTATCGAATATGACCCCCGTTGTCGGCGAATATTGATCATAATGTTGGGCCAATTTGATCGCCGTCGACCATTGGGTCGACGAACCCGGCGAACAATCCGATTTCGCGTAATATTGAACCGTTTCATTCCGCGTGAAAATGTCGCCGACGTCCATTAATCGAGGCAACCAATGACCGGCGACCGTATAAAATTCGTTATTTCCCGGCGACGTATCCATTTTTAAATCGATGAAATCCGGGCCAACGTCGCGTCGTTCCCATTGTTGATTTTTCGTGACGAACCAATCGCGACCAATTCCCTGCAATTGTTGGCGTTCATCACCAGCCCCCCAATTGTTTTTCAAAATGACAATATCCCCGGCGTATTGATCGCCGCGCCAATATTGCGGGATTTCGGGAACCCGGAAATATTTCGACATATCGACCGAGCCGTTTTCTGGCGCGACCGGGGTTGAATCGACATATTGTTCCGGATCGACGACATCGGGAACGACATAACCGGCCAAACCGTGACCCGGAACGGTCAACGTTATATGAACGTGTTCGAATTCCGAACGGCCGGTCGAACCTAATTCGCCCATTGGGTCGCCGCGGGAAACGGAATCGCCGATATTAACGAACGCCGCATCCATGTGACAATAGAACAACCGAATCGTTTTCCCGTTATGTTGCCCCTCGATGACCCGATGAATTCCATAACCCGCCAAATTCGGAACCGGTTCGACGATCGTTCCGTCGATCCCCGCGTAAACGGATTCCTTCGAATCGGGGAAAACCCCGCCGATTATGTCGAAATCAATCCCTTCGTGTAAACCGTTCCCATATGATCGGGGGTCGTTGAATGACGACGTTTTTACAAATGGAACCGCGAACGGCGCGCCGACAACCAAACCGGCCAACGGGTCGTCGTCGATTGGATAATCGAACGAATTCGCGTTCGACGGCCAATTCCCATCGGGGGGAACCGGAACCCAATAAACCCGTTTCCGTTCTGAATGTAAATCGCGGAACCCCTGGAGGGCATATTGAACGCCGTCGAACCAATCCCAAAATTCGGATTCGAACGGGTTAAATCCCGCGACGACGGCATCCTTTTGCAATAACGCATCGCGGTTCAACGTGATCGTTCGCATTTCCTCGACGCGTCGCGACGCCCATTGTTTGAATGTTTCCGACGTCGGGGGTTCGACCGGGGGATCATAATCCCACGAAATCGATAAATTCGTAACCGGAACGATTAACCGGTTCGCCAAATCCGCGATCCCGCCATAACCCGATCCTAAATACCACATCCCCGCGCCGATAATTTCGGGGTAGTTCGCGTACAATTCGCCGACGCCGCGAATTTGTTCGATCGCGATTTGGGGTTCGGGAATTGACGTCGAGTGCCATCCCCATTCAGTGATCCAAACGTTCGGCCGTTGGATTCCGTTTTCGTCGCAAGCGGCAAATAAATCCATAAAACGACCGACGCGATACGGATACAAAAACCAAATGTCATTCGATAACGCATATTCGTGTAAACCGATCGCGACGTCGGATCGGTTCTGAATGGAACGGAGAAACGAAACCATTTTCGGCGCGCGCCAATGTTCCGGTTCCGGTTCGCCGGTCGACCAATTGAACAAAACGATTTTGAATCCCGCGGCCGTCCATAACGGAACCGACGCCGCGGCGAAATCGGCCAACCATTCGGATCGGTTTTTGTCGACCTCATTCAGAACGCAAATCCAAACCCGATCCCGGTTCGCGTAAACGTTCGCCGGAACCCGCGAACGTAAAAGGTTAAAATGATTAGCGGCCGCGGTCGCCGCGTCGATCGCGTAATTGGGAACGTCAAACCCGGTCGTTCGAAAAACCATTCGATGGTCGACCGACGAACCGTTGTAAATCCGATTCAACGCGTCGCCGATCCCGACGTCGCCGTCGTTACATAACGTAACGCTTGGGATTCCGGCCGCATCCAATGTATAAACGTAATTCCCGATCCCCGACGGGTTTCCCCCTGAACCCGACATTAAAAAACCGATTTTCAAACGTGACATTTCAATCCTCCAGATTTTCAAACATGACGATTTGACCGGCGTCGATTTGACGTTGACGCCGCGTCAATTGCCGATTAATTTCGCGGAATTCCGCGTCGTATCGGTTATGGCATCGTTGACAAAACGCGCGCAAATTCGCCGGGTCGTTGTTCGACGGATCGTGATCCAAATGCGCGACCGTCAAAACGACGCGCGATCCAGTGATCGGATGTTCCCGGCCATTGATCGCCCAACAACGGAATTCGGGTTCGATTAATTCGTCGCCGAATATTTCGAATTGGGATTCGCCGATCGCGTTCAAATCCGCGATCAAATCATCCATTTCGATCACGTGATCGACGCCGCAATCGCCGCAACATTCGCAACGGTTCCCCGCGCGACCGCGGCGAATCGCCGACGAAATCTGTTCCCAATCGTCGGAATATTTGGATCGATCCATCGGCATATCAGAACCCCATTGTTAAATAATTCGACCGTTAAAAACGCGCCAAAAAATCGGCATAAATTACGAACTAAGTTTACAATAACTAATGTTAAAAAAATATTTTTCGACCCCATGTAAAAAGCCGAATTAGAACGAAATGACAGGGGCCTTTATGTTATGATATTGTAACCCCCATCGTTTGTTAGAACGCGAATTAGGCGGGTTTCCGGGGAAATCGGCGGCAACGTTTGGTAACGAACGGAAACGGCGATTTTCGGGGTTTTCCAACGCGTCCAAATTACATTAAGGCCGACCAAAATCGCCAGAAACGCGGCAACGACCGCGGCGATTTTTGTCATTTTCGATCCAATTTGAATGATTCCCATCGGCCGTTTTTCGTTTCGAAAAATCCATTCGAATGTAAAAATTTTTTTCCGCGAATCGTCAAATTCCGCGACCGTTGAAACCCGGTTTCGGATCGTTCGAACATTAATCCGCGGGTTTCTTCCAATTGTTGAATTCGACCCGAAATCAAACCCGACGTCGCGTTCAACGAACGGGCCGCGTCGCGAATGGTTCGTTCGTTAATGAACGCGATCATCGCGACGGCGTATTCATAATCTGTCATTTTATAACCCGTTGGCATTTTATCTACTCCGAAATAATGGGCCGAAATCCGCGGCCAACGCGTCGGCTGTGTACGGCGACAACCAAATCGACTCGACCCGCGACCCGCCGGAATTGGTCAAAACGGGTTCGGAATCGAACCGCGGCCAATCGGCATATAAACGATCGTAAAGATCGCAACGATAACCAGAAACAACGACAAAACCGGGGATTTGTTGCAATAACGAAACCGCGTTCCAATGGTCGTCGCCGTCCCATTCAAACGCATAACCGCGCCGGTCGCCGCGGGTTTCCAATGGATACGGGGGATCGAAATAGATCAACGAATCGTTATTCGCATATTCGATCGCAACGTTGAACCAATCGCGATTTTCGATTTGAACCCCGGTCAACCGTTCGGCGATTTCATTTAATCCCGCGGCGACCCGTTCCAAATCGAACGCCGGTTTCGAATAACGGCCGTCGGCGTTTTTCAACATTCGAACGCCGGGATTTTCCATTTCCCGCCATCGTTGGGAAACCGACATAAACGACGCGACCGCGAACCGGCGCGCGCGTTCGATCGGGTCGTTCGACGCTTCGAACGTATCGACGGCGAATTCGAATTCGGCGCGCGCCCACGGCGTCGCTCTCAGAACCCGCGATAATTCGAACGGTTCGTCGCGGATCATTCTGAAATAATTAACGACCGCGCCGTCGATGTCGTTATATGTTTCCAATTCGGATCGGGGTTTGTTTAACAGAACGGCCGCCGATCCCCCCAATGGTTCAATATATGATTTATGGGGGGGGAAATGGCGAATAATCCACGGCGCGACCGACCATTTCGAACCGTAATATTTGATCGGTTGAATCATAATTCCAAATCCGCGGTTACAATCAGACGACAAACCCGAACGCGGGTTCCGTCCAAATGTTGACCGTCCAATTCGCGCCGCATATTCCGCGCGAATTTATGAACCATTCCCCGCCTGGGATCGGGTTTTGTTACGTTCAACCAACCCGACGGCGCGCGTTCCCCGGCCGATTGGATCGGTTGTCGTTGAACCCAATAAGTGATTTCAATAACCGACGATTGATTCCCGTTTGTTTTTTCGTTCATAATTCCAAATCCGATTCGATTTCGTTTCCCCATGACGACCAATTGGTTCGTTTCCGGCGCGCGAACATTTCCAAATATGGGCCGTTCAACGATTCCGCGTATTCGTATAAATCATCGGGTTTTCGCGAATGGTATAAATTCGGGGAAAGTAACCCGTAATAATCGAAATTGGGTCGTTCTGGCGACCCGCGGCGACCGATCAATATTGGTTCCGAACAACCCCGAACCCAAAACCCGACGCCGTAAAATGGTTTAATTTCGATTTGGTCATCGAATAACGAACGACCCAACGATTCGATTTTGATCCAGGGAAACCCGGTCACGTATCGAAACCCCCATTCGTTGACGATTTGAATCGCGACGTCCAATTTCGGCCAAGTCGCCCATAACAACAAAACCGAATCATCGGCCGCAATTTTCGCGACCGGCAACGACGCGATTTCGTTGTCGGTCATCGTCTGGTATTGACCGGCCGCCGACCCTTCGACGCCGGTATTATTGTAATTCCACGGGGGATCGGCCAAAATCACACCAAAACGCGATCGTTTTTTAACCATTTAAATTTCGTTTTCCATTTCCGCGGCAAATCCCCGCTTTGCCATAAATCCAAAACCAACGACCCCCACGTTTCGGGAATTGATTCGTCGTCGGCGAATTGTTCCAATTTCACGGCGCAAAATTCGCAAATCGGCGCGTCGTTACATATCCGGCAAAATAAACAGAAAACCCCGCCGCGGTCGACGATTTTTTGTTTCCGGTTTGTTTGTATCCGTCGGCCGTTTTTGATTCCATGCGTTCGCACGTTATGACCGCGGAGCGTCAACCGTCGATGGTTCCAACGCGTTTTTTCCAGACGATTATAAATAGTTCGGTTCCCAACATGGAACTGGCGCGCCAACGAATTAACCGTCAACAATGGATCGTCATCCAACATTTGACAGATTTCGTCGGCCGTCGGTAAACGTGAACAGCTTTCAAAATGCGAATCGAACCCGACCGTTTGAATTTCGCGGTCGCAATTGGGGCATATTTTGACCGTTTGATCCCATTGATACGATTTGATTTCAACCATCGACCGACCCCCACTCGGAACCCAATTCGCCGCGGGGAATGGAACCCCGGTCGAATTCCCATTCCAATATTTCGTCGTCTGAATGTCGGATCGATTCCCGAACCCGCTTCATTTTCGAATCGTATAATTTGCGCCGGTCATCATCGTTCAATTCGATTTCGCGCGACCGTTCGACCGCGCGATCGACGAATGGTTTCAATTCGCCGATCGTCGGGAAAAAACCGATCGGTCGTTCGCGAATGAAATCGTCGACGGCATCGACCATGACGTCGGGATCAACGTCGGCGAAAACGCGGATCATTCGCGCGATCGCGGCGTCGGATCGTTTGTTCGCGGAATGTTGAAATTCGTCGATTAATTCCAAAATCCAAAAGGGGGGATTATTCATTTTCGTTTCTCCGTTTGGTTCCCCCGTCGTCGTTATTGATTAACCATCGCCATAATCCGATTTAATCGGTCAATATTCCCGACATTCGTCGTCGTCGGGATCGAATATGTATTGTCGGCCGCGTCAAGATCGCCAATTATACGGGGAACGATCGCCGCGGGTCGATATGGGGTTTTTCCATTCGCCAACATTTCGGCGCGTTTCTGTTTCAACAATTCGGCCGCGGCGTCGGAATTCCAATCGACCCGGATTAATAATCGGTTCAATGGAACGAAATAATCATTAATCCGCGGGTCGCGCGCCGTCGGCAACGATCCCCCGGTCAAATTCAACCAGAATTCCTGCAAATCCAAAACGACGTTTATCGCGTCGTCGTCTGTTTCGGGGTCGCCGTTACGAAACGTAACGTTTTCGTTACGTTGTTCGTTTTTCGTTACGTAACCCGTTACGTAACTGTATGTATCTGTTTCTGTTTCTGTTTCTGAATTCTGTTTATTTCGTTTTCTGTAACGTCGCATCCGTTCAGCCGCCGACGACGGTTTTTGACGTTCGGCGAAATTATTAACGAACCAACGACCGCGAACGTCGTTGAATGATAAAATCCCGACCAATGATAATTCGATCAAATCGGTTTCCAATTGTTCGGGGGTCGTTCGCAATCGCCACGACATATCCTCCAACGTTGGCAAAAACCCCCCATCGCCCATTTCCCCCGCGAATAATAACGTTTCAACCGTTCGCCGATATAACCGGTCATTCATTCGACCCATTTTCGGATCGTCCAACATTTCCAAATATAATTTAATCCAATATGTCGATTTCATCTGTTCCTCGTCGCCGCGAATATGGGGGGGTCGCGTCGCCGGGGAAGTGTCAGTTTCGCGGTCACCTAATACGGTAAACGAACCCAACGACGCGACCCGTTCGAAATAACGACCGGGAAAGGAGAGGGGAACCCATGCGAAACCCATAAAACCCGATCGCCGTTTCTGTCAATGTTGACGGCGATTAAACCGATTTTGTAAACCGTTAATCGGGATTTTTCGCCGCCGGATTTGATATTAACACGGTTTTGATATAGTTGTCGACATCCCGTTTAGGTACGCGAATTTTCGACGATTTATACGGGCCGTCCTTGTACGCGTTGGGGAATCGGCCGTCGGCAATATATCGCCGAATAACCGTAACCGATTTATTCAACCGTTCGGCCAATTCTGGAACCGTCAACGAACGTTCGTCATAAATCGACGCCGGATCGGGTCGATCCAATTTGAATGATTCCGGGATTATGATCGTTTCCGCGGGATCGGTTTCAGCGACGAAAACCGGTTTTTCCGGAATGAACCCGTCGCCGGGTTCGATTTTGATCGATTTGTTTTTCATAATTTCACCTCAAAAATTATTTTACTTTGACCGTTGCGTTTTGTCAACGATTGTCATATAATGACGTATATTATCAACCGTTGTCGACCGGGGTTCCGGCCGATGATTTAACAATGACGGAGAAACGACAATGAACGAAAAAATTAATGATATGAAATATATTCAATTGGGGTTGTCGGAACCGTTCCCCGACGACGCGATCCGTTGGAAACCAGAAGTAACGAAAAAAAAATCGGGGGAACCAATCGTCAACAACAACGGCGAACGGGTCGCCGGATGTACGGCGCATATTGACGCGCGCGACGTTATGAACCGGCTCGATTCGGTCGTAGGATGGCAAAATTGGAACGACGAATATTTGGTCGTCGGATCGAAAAATGTTGAATGTCGATTGACAGTAATGGGAATAACGAAAATCGACGTTGGTCAAATTCCGACCGATGGGGGGTTCGCCGACCCATTGAAATCGGCATATTCCGACTCGTTGAAACGCGCCGCGGTTAAATTTGGGATCGGTCGCCATTTATACGAAATGGAAATGAAACGGCT